TGATTGAGCGGACAATTCCATTCGCGCCGCTGTCAAAAAAACATCGGGATTATATCCTTGGCGGTATCCGCTGCCGGATGAGTGTTGCCGAGGGCGCTATTCGGAGCGGCAAGACGATTGATCACTGCATCATCGCAGCGTTGTATCTGGAATCAAGTCAGGACAAAATCCATCTTGCGACCGGTTCAACGATTGGGAACGCAAAGCTTAATATTGGCGTGTGCAATGGTTTTGGGCTTGAAAATCTTTTCCGTGGTCGCTGTAAATGGGGGAAGTTCCGGGATAACGATGCGCTTTTTATCCAGACACAGACAGGTGAAAAGATCGTAGTCTTCGCAGGTGGTGGCAAGGCTGACAGCTATAAGCGGATCCTCGGCAACTCCTACGGGCTATGGATCGCTACCGAAATCAATGAGCATTATGACAGCGTTGACAGCCGGACGAGTTTTGTAAAAGTAGCAATGGGCCGGCAGGCAGCAGCGATCAATCCAATGACGCTTTGGGATCTCAACCCAAGTAGGCCGAATCATACGATCTACACCAATTACATTGACAAATATCGGGATGAGCAGCTGAAGGGATATCAATATCAGCACTTCACTTTAGAAGATAACCTCAGCATTGATCCTGAACGACGTGAAGCCATCAAAGCGCAATATGATCAGAATTCTGTCTGGTATCGCCGGGACATTTTAGGGATGCGCTGCACTGCCGAGGGACTTATTTATCAATCGTTTGCGGATAATCCGACCGCTTACGCCCTCGATACTGAGCAGACCGTATTACCAGTCTTGCGCTATGTCCTTATCGGGGTTGACTTTGGCGGGAATAAGTCCAGTCATGCGTTTGTAGCGTCCGGAATTACCAAAGACTGGCAATTGATTGGCTTGCGATCGCAGAAGCTGGATGCGAAAGGTGTTGACACTGACCAACTGGTAGACGCGATTATTCGCTTTGCGGACAAAATTTGCATAGATTACGGTTTTTTGGACGGGTTGTATTGCGACAGTGCGGAGCAGACGATCATCAATTCCGTTCGGAACCGTTGCAAGTATGCGGTTTATAACTCAATCAAGAATCCGATTGTAGATCGTATTCGGGCAACGGCGTTATTGATGGCGACAGGGCGATTAAAGCTGGTTGCCGGGCAGTGCCAATCGTTGGAAGATGCACTATCGTCTGCCCGCTGGGATGACAAAGAACAGGATGATGTCCGGCTGGACGATGGCACCAGCGATATAGACAGTCTGGATGCGTTTGAATATAGCTGGGAATACTATATCCGGCAGTTAGTGGAGTGACTATGAACATATGGAACATGATTATTGAATGGGTGAAAAAGCTGTTTGGCGTTGATCCGCTGATGACCGGTGACCAGAGCAAGCAAAACAACGCTTATACATCGAGTTATGAGGATACGGAAACGGTCAACCTGACCGCAATCTTCGCTAATAAGCTATCCGCTTTTGTTGCGTCCGAAAGTATGGCGAATGTTATCCCGTTGGACGATGGGCCGGAAACTGCCCGGGTGCAGCTGCTGGATGAAGTTTTACAACGGCTTTGGATTAAGTCACGCAAGTTCACTGCCCGGCTTCTGGGTGTTGGTGGGATTGTGATCATTCCTTATGTGACCAACGGACGAATTTATTTTGATGTTGTTGCGCAGGATCGGATATCAATCAACAAAATGCGCGGTGATCAGGTTATTGGTGCAACGGTTTTAGCTGATCTGGTAGTCCACAATTACAGGCGTTATTATCGCTGGATTGATTATCAGCTTGAGGGAACCACTCATGTAATTCGCAATAAGGCGACATCGGCAGATGGGGTAGTTCCGTTGACGTTTATTCCGGAATGGGCAGGAATTCAGGAAGAAATTCGGATCGGGAATGTAGATCGGCTGCTATTCGCATTTATCAAATCGCCGGTAGATAATCGTCAGACACATGATTTGTATGGCGTTCCGGTGACATTTGGCTGTGAAAAGATTATCGCTGAGATCCAGGAAACATTACAGCAGATCAATCAGGAATATGCGCTCAAAAAGTCCTTTGTTGGGGTGGATGAACGTTTATTTAGCAAAGATAACCGGCTGCCTGTAAGTGGATTATTCAAGTTTCTGACCGGATCCACCAATGATAACCTCTGGGAGATTTACGATCCGGCAATCCGCGATTCATCGTACTATAACCGGCTTGAAAATCTGTTTGTGCTCCTTGAAAAGCAGGTTGGCGTATCACGCGGCATTCTGACGAAACCGGAATCCAGAGGCGCGACCGCAACCGAGATCAAAGCTGGATTGTATGACACTTACAGCCTGGTTGAAGCGGTGCGGGACAGCATCGAGCGCGGCATGGATGACTTCATTTATGCTTGTAATGTCTTAGCTAATGCGTATAGCTTAACAAGTGCAAGCGAATATGATATTCGAATTGATTGGTCTTATGCGCTGATTGAATCGAGCAGTGAGACGTTTGCTCAGTATTTGCAGGGTGAGGCCGTTGGCGCGATTGAACCGGCAGAAATCCGGCAATACCTGATGACCAATGAAACGCTAAATGATGCGCGGCAGCGGGTTGATGAGATATTGGAGCGAAAACGTAAGATATCAACTGGCCTTTTGAACGCTTCGCTCATTGACGATTCTCAGGGAATGAATGACTGAAAAGTCCGAAGTCGTCCGGACGCTGTTTGAATATCGTGATGAGCTCGGACGGCGGGAGTTGGCGTTGTTGAAACGTATGGCGCGGCTCTGGCTTGGCGTTGAAAAGGAAGTCGACCAGGAAGCGGCAATCTTGGCGCAAGTGATCGTCAAACAGGCAGAATCCGGACAAACAATCACGCCACAATATGTTTATTCGTTGCAACGGTATAAGGCTTTTGCTGACCAGGCGAAGATTGAGATTGATTATTACGATAAAAACATTATTGAGCTGATCACAAAATCACAGCTTGAAAATATGAACCTTGGATTAGAGGCTGCCAACAAAGCTATTTTGCAGTCCTATCCGGTCAGTTCACCAAGTTGGACACAGCTAAATATATCTGCCTTTGAGACGATGGCAGGGATGTTGGGTGATGGCACGCCGTTATCCAGATTGATCAGTAAAGATTATCCCTTTGCGATTGAACAGATCAATGAAGCCCTGATCAACGGGGTCACAATCGGCAAGGGTTATAAGCAGATCGCCAAGGATATGGTAGAAGCGTCCCAGATGGCATTTGAGCGGTCTGTTCTTATTGCCCGTACGGAAATTAACCGTGCATATCGCCTCGCGAATACTGAGCAATACCGCCAATCCGGCGTAGTGACCGGATTCAAACGATTGGTCTATAAACCAACTGCCTGCTTTGCCTGTTTGATGATGGATGGTGAAGTGATTCCAGTTGATCAGGAATTGTACGATCATCCACGAGGTAAGTGTTCAGCTGTCCCAATTACGATCGGCGGCAACACAGCCCAATGGCAGACTGGTCATGAATGGTTTCTGGAGCTGTCACCGGAAGAACAGCGGCGGATTATGGGGGCAGGGCGATTTGACCTGTGGAAAAACGGTCAGGTTGAAGATTTGCGGTCAATGGTCTGGATGAAACCGAATGCGCAATGGGGGCCAGCTCCGGGAATGTGGAGTTTGAAAGATTTACAAGATTTACGCTTTAATACACATAATGTAGGTAAATTAGGTAACGAAATTAAGCCATTATTTTTAGAAAAAACGACAGCCGAAGTGATTCGAATATCAAATGAAACGCAAAATCATATATTGGGGCATAGCAAAGAGTTTGATATTGAGAAAGCATATAGGATGCTTCCGGAATTGCTCGACCATCCTGACATGTTGTTCAAAGGAAACAAAATTAATTCTTTCGTGTTCGCTTCTAAATTTAGTAGCAGTCAAATTCTTATTGTTCCTGTGAAGACATTAAAGAATGAAATGTGGGTTGAGACTATGCATGTCTATAGAGAAAAACGTTTTCTTAAAAGGTATAAAAAAGAAAATGCTATTTATAAAAAATAAAAACTGTTTGGATGGGCAGCCTAACATCCATCATCAATCGCTTTCGCGTAATAGTGGCTGATTCTCTACCTCAAACAGTTTTTTGTTTATGTAATCCCGTTCACCGTGCGCCACATCGGTATCGCTCTAAGACAGTGAGGGGCGTCTTCTCACCTCAGGATTAACTATATTATACGGTCTTTTACGAATATTGCAAGGGGTCTTGACAGCATCGATTTATGTTATAATATTTATAACAATTGAATAAATAACTAACCCGATTGGGCCCTAAGTAAGGCGGTCGGAATGTTAACGAGAAATCGTTGATGTTCTGATCGCCTTTTTTAGTTTATTCCGCCAGTGCCGGCGATACGGCACAAATCCACGCGGACACGACCGCGAAATCAAGTGTAAGGATATTGAGCAGGAAAGAAAGGAATTGATTATGAAGCGCGAATTTTTGAAGGAACTGGGTCTTGAGGATGAGGCAATCAACAAGATCATGGCTGAGAACGGCAAAGACATTGAGAACTGGAAAGGCAAGCTTGCGGATACTGAGCAGAAGCTCACAGAAGCGCAAGGTAAGGTGACGCAATATGAAAGCAAAGTTGCAGAACTCGAAAAGCTTTCCGCCGGCAATGCCGATCTGAAAAAGCAGTTGGATGACCTGAATGCCAAAATT